GTCTGCAGGATTAGAAGGAAGGTTAATGTAACCTCCACGATTCTCACTGTTGTTGACATCGTCTAACATCAAGAATCTTAAACCTACTGGTATCTGCGAGTATGATCCATAGACTTCTAACGGATTATACTTGTAAGGATCTATGATAGCATCTACCGTGCCTCTAGCAGCTATGCCGGGGATACTACTGGCAATGTCGTCATTGGCAGGATATGTGTCTGCATCTAAAGTCACCGTGAGAACAGTCTGGTCTAGAGGATTGATCACAAACGTGCCCACAATCTCATAGCCACTGGCTTTTTTGAACCATATCTCACTGCCCGGCACATAGCCGCCTTGTATCTCTAGAATCTTTGACCACTCTACCGGTTCGCCATTTTTAAATTCTTTCTGACTCAGCCCCAATGACTGCACAGCATCTAATGGATTCACGAGTGTGAGATCATATTGATTATCATTGACTGTTCCTGTGTTAGATTTGAACAGTAACACTCGATAATTACCATAAGTTTTAGTAACTAGGGTCATACTGGATTGAGAAGTGTTGTATATTAGATCTGAAAGATCCATCACATCGCCCTGTTCTGTGAACACATTGGCTATTATGCTTTGAACTATGCCTAGTTTTTTGACCTTGGCCGGTGGTGATATATACACAGGCATTTCAAAATCAAGACTGCAGATGTCTATATCTGATTCTGCGCCTTGAGGTATTGTCCTACTGGAAAAATTAGTGCCGGTTAGATACATGGCGCTGAGACTGGTCCAGTCTATATAATTGTCAGTGGTCTGTAGTTCTAAACTGGGATTAAACAGCACTAATATCTGTTCCAACAACTGTAATTTTTGATCGGTGTTGGATGTCCATATATCAGCTTTCATGGTCAGTTTGAATGGAGTAGGCATGAGCCTTTCAACAGTGTAATTGCCGCCCTGTGCGCCCGAATATTCTCTTGTGCCACTGGCGTCTGTGAATCTGCGTTCTCTCACATGTATCTTAGACACGAATGTGGGATCACTGAGCCTGTTAGTATCCATCTCAATGCCTGTGATATAACAAGCTATTCTCGGCACCGTAGGCATTTTGTTTTCAGAATTATCTTTGATAATGCTGGCTACCTGTCTGGTCAAATCGCCATACATTACAGGAATCTGTCGTTGTTCGCCATCGCCTGCTTGATATTTAAATCCAATGAACACACGCATGAACTGCGTGACATACCGTCGTATCTGTCCGTCGTAGTGAAAATCCATTATAGGTCTGCCTCAGGTCTTAGAGCCTTGCTGAGACTCTGCTTTTCTTTAACTGTGTGACCGTCTATGGTGTTCACAGTGGGATTGTTTATGAATGTAGATTTTTGTGTCTGACGCACATCTTTGTCTGCAAAAGGTTCGCCGGCTGCTACATCACTGGCTCCAAGATTGCTCATAGTCGTGCGCACATTGTCTTCAAACTTGCGCCATCTTACTCCGTCAAATCTAAACAGTCTGTTAGGAAGATAATCTGTTCGCAGTGCAAATTGTCCATTAACAGGATTGTTTGGAAAAGAAATGCCTGCGGTAAATGGAGCACCGTTAGGAGGTAAACCGTCTTTGGTTAGATAACCTTCATAGCCATCACCATCCGCCGGTAATATCACCGAGCTAGCAGTCTGACCAACAAATATTGGATTACCATCTGAGTCAAATTGGGGAACTCCATTTTCATCAGTGGCTTGTGTAGCTGCGTCAACAGTCACCAACGATGCATCTACACTGGCTAATTCTGCGGTACCGTCGTTGGTTCTCTGTAGAGTATAATACTTGCTGGTATCGTAACCGCTGCGTGGTGCGTCTGCTTCTGCTTGATCTAACACCGCGGCAGTGATCTGCATTTCTTTTTCATAGGTACTGATCACATCTCGCAATGTATCTGCCAATGCATAATAGGTATTATTAGGCGGAGCCACACCAGTGACTTCTTGTATGACTTGATATTTTTTGCCATTGTCGGCTAATACAACATCGCCGGGATAGTAAGTTATGGTTGAATTATAAGTGCCTTTGAAGAATTCTCGGTCTGCAATGTCGTCTAGAATCTGTTTGAATTCTTGACTGTCTACTAATGGTTTGCACTTGGCACGATATAAATGTGGATACCATGTGGCTGAAAATCCTTCCGCTGCTCTACTAACTTCTTCAATCACAAAGAAACGTTTCAAGGCAAAAGTTAAATCATTCAAAGCGTATTCGTCTTTGAGATGCGGCAGTTCTATCACATCCCCTGCTATAATTTTACGACCTAGTTTTTCTACAGTATCGGTGATATGGAATGTGATAAAAATAGTGTCATTCTGTAGGAACAGGCCAAACTGGCTGAGATTAAAATCGATATCAGATATATTGTATACACCGCGCATGACATAAACATCAGGATCATATTTGCGATCTCGATTTTCTAAAAATAACAGATCCTGTATGTTTGCTACGTTATCAGTGGCGTAGGTAGGAGTGCTAGGACTATCGCCTTGTATGGCCGTGCCAGGACCTATATATCTGTGCACCAGCACATCTGTGCCGCCAACTTGGAACATTTCCCAGGCGGTTTTATCAATAAAGCGGAAATCGTTGCCCTTTTCGGGCCGGTATAAACTGAGTCTTGGCATAGTCATATATTTACCGCTACGATAAATACTCGTATGAGCACATCAGATCAAGCCAAAAATTCCGTATACAACTACTGCAAAACCATGCTAGGCGATGGTATGGTAGATGTAGAACTAGATCCCATCCACTACGACACAGCACTTAATCGTGCTCTAGCAGTTTTCCGTCAGCGTAGCGACAACGCTGTGGAAGAAAGTTATGCGTTTTTAACCCTCACAGAAAGCACCAACGAATATATCCTGCCCAAAGAAATACAGCAGGTTCGACAGATATTCCGCAGATCGGTGGGATCAAGAACGGGTAATGGAACGGGTGGAACGGTGTTTGAGCCATTTAACTTGGCCTATGCCAATACCTATTTGTTGAGTTCAACGAATATGGGCGGCTTGCTAACCTATGAACTGTTTGCACAGTATCAAGAATTGGTAGGCAAGATGTTTGGTTCATTTATTAACTACACATGGCATCCACAGAGTCACAAGCTGATCATACATCAACGTCCTCGCGGCGAAGAATCTGTGATGTTGCAGGTATACAATAGCCGACCTGACTTTGTGATTATTGATGATGTGTATTCCGGACAGTGGATCAAAGACTATGCGTTAGCCAACTGCAAAATGATGCTAGGACAGGCTCGAAGCAAGTTTGGACAGATCGCAGGTCCGCAGGGTGGTACTCAACTCAATGGTACAGCACTGATCACAGAAGGTCAAACTGAGATGGAAAAACTCACCGACGATCTGATGAAATTGGTTCCCGGCGGCAGCGGATATACCTGGATAACTGGTTGACCTTATAACTAATCTATATTATAATTGTTCTAAAGGGGACAATTTATGATTATAGGTGTATGCGGTTTCATAGGCTCGGGCAAAGACACTGTAGCCGACTATCTAGTTAATTTTCACGAATTTCGCAGAGAAAGTTTTGCTTCAACACTCAAAGATGCCGTGGCCAGCGTGTTTGGCTGGGATCGAACCATGCTGGAAGGGCGCACAGCACAGGCTCGAGAATGGCGTGAACAAGTAGATCCTTGGTGGGCAGCACGTTTAGACATGCCCACATTAACTCCTAGATGGGTTCTACAATACTGGGGAACAGAAGTCTGTCGTAGGTCGTTCCACGACGACATATGGATTGCTTCATTAGAAAACAAACTGCGTCTCAGCAAAGATCATATTGTAATTTCAGACTGCCGTTTCCCCAATGAAATTAAATCAATTAAAGATGCAGGCGGCCAAATTGTTTGGGTGCAGCGTGGTGAGTTGCCTGACTGGTATGAGGATGCTATCAGCGCCAATCAAGGCAATAATGTAGGGCTAAACGCCATGAAGATGCGTAAAATACATGCATCGGAATGGGCATGGCTGGGCAGTGATTTTGACAAGATCATCGACAACAATGGCAGCATCGATGAACTTTACGAGCAGAGTGCAAACCTAGTAGTCAGCAATAAGATCGCCTTGCCTCCAAGTTATACCCTCTTTGCCTAAGATAGCAGCGCAGTTCAAGCACACGGTTTTGAGATTTGAGGGTCTGCAGTTGTTGAGATTTTCATCTACATGAAACACTCGAAATACTTCGGCGTGTTGAGATCGAAACCCGCATTTTTCACACACGGGTTTGGGTTTGTATCCTGCTCGTTGCCAACGTGGAACATGAGCACTTGCACCGTGTGCTAGACAGATTTCACACAGTGTTCTGTAATAGGCACGAGTGTCTTTGTAGTAATTAATGGCTCTAGGTCGCTGTGCGCAGGCCTTGCATAGTGGTCGCATTTGATATTTACCCTTTTAGACCCCTTTTGTTCGGTGCCTAACTTGCTGTTTTTGGAATAGTATGCTAAATATTATGAGCAACTATTACCAGGAGAATAGGCGATATGGCACTAACATCACCAGGCGTACAAGTTACGGTAATCGACGAGAGTTTTTATACACCAGCAGAACCTGGTACGGTTCCTCTTATCGTCGTAGCTACAGCCCAAGATAAAACAAACGGAGCTGGAACAAACACAGCTTCAGCAACAACCAAAGCAAATGCTGGCAAGGCATTTAAAATTACGAGTCAGAGAGATCTCACAGATCTTTTTGGGATTCCGTTCTTTGAACAGACAGCGAGTTCAACTCCTATCCATGGTTCAGAGCGCAACGAATATGGACTATTAGCAGCCTATAGTTTGCTAGGTGTAAGCAACGCGGCATTTATTGTTCGAGCTGATGTAGATCTAGACCAACTCGCAGCAGAAGTAGATGCCCCGGGAGCGAACCCTGTAAACGGCAAATGGTGGATGGACACACAGGCCACAACTTGGGGTATCCAAGAGTGGAACAGTGCCGCAGCATCAACAGCCGGCGGACAGAAATTTACTAACAAAGTACCGTTAGTGCTAACAGATGCAGACAGTCCTTCTAAAATTGAAAACAATGCTCCTAAAACATCTGTAGGACAGATCGGAGATTATGCAGTAGTATTTCAAACTGTAGGTGAAGCTGCTGCATATACAACTGCAAATGACTTGGCAAGAATATATTACAAGTCTCCAGGCAATGGCGGGGTAAGTGCCGGCGGCACACCAGTTGATGCAGGCGAATGGGTATTGATAGGTTCCAATGCGTGGAAAGCCAGCTGGCCAGTAGCAGTAAGTAACACATACTCGGGAACACTGTCGGGCACTTTATTCGTTAACGCCCAACAAATTACTGCAGGAACTTTAACACAAATCGCAAACAACATCAATTCACCCGGTATCGTGGGTGTAACAGCAAAGATGTTGGGTAATAAGTTATACATCTATTCCGATGGTAGATCATTAGGAGAAAACACTAATGTTGAAGTTGGAGACAGTGCATTGTCTGCTGATGGACAGATAAAGTTAGAAAATGGCACAGCAAGCTGGAGCACCATTGGCATTGACACCGGATTATACCTCAGCCCTAAACTGCAACAATCACCGCACACAGATGTGCCGACTTACAAGCGCAGTGATAACCCAACCTCATTGCAGGGATATGCTACAGGGTCTGTATGGATTAAAACCACAGAGCCAAACAACGGCGCTAGATGGAGAGCCAAGCAGTGGAGTTCAGCTACATTATCGTGGGTAGCATCAGAAGCTCCTATATATGCATCTACCAATGCTGCACTTTACTATCTAGATCGCAGTGGAGGTGGTGCTAACATCTCAGCAGATACAGTGTTTGTACAGAGCAATGCACAAGAACACAGTGGATTTGACGCAACTCCAGACACAGCTGAATTCCGTATGTGGTATAGACATATAGGTATAGGTCAGGGCACCAGCATTACATCCAACATTATCAAAAGTGGAACCTTTACCGCTGCTTCTACTAGAACATTTACCTTGGCTGAAAGCATAGTAGGACAGTTGGCTCTAGATGCTGCCAAAACCATTACTTTGTCAACAGCCGCGGGAAATGCGCCTACAGGCGACAACAGCGATGCAGACAAGTTTGCTGCTGCTATCAACGCAGCCGGCTTCACAAACATCGAAGCCTCTGTGGTGCAGATTACCCTAACACAGAGCAGATTGGTAATTACTCACAATGACGGTGGCGATTTTAGACTCACAGACAGCACAGGTAATCCATTGTCGACTCTATTCACTCCATACAACATCAAGACCAGAGCTGGCACAGAAAACTTCTACAATATTTCATTGGGTAGTGGTGCTGCAGGCGCAGAAGATCTTGCTGCAGGTGCTGCACAAGACTATCTAGCTTCAGGTTATCAGCCGTTAGCCGCACAAGATCCAAGATTCTCAGCCAGTCCAGATGCTCCATTGAATGAAGCAGCAGATCAACAACTATGGTACAATCCTAACTTTGCTGATGTTGACATTATGGTTCATAATGGCAACACATGGGTGGGATATAGACACAGCACAGCACCATATTTTAATCAAACTGACGACACAGCGTTGACAAAGAGAACCGGTTACTTACCAATAGTAGCTGCCAGCAATCCATATGTGTCAGGCGTTACTGTCACAGGTGATTTGTGGATCAGCACAGCTGATCTAGAAAACTTCCCAACAATTTATAGATACAACAGCAATTTGACCGACATCGGTGATGTTACACTGCGTTGGGAATTGGTTGATAAGACAGATCAAACCACAGAAGAAGGTGTGCTGTTTGCAGATGCTCGTCAAGGTACAAGTGGTGGTACAGCTACTACAGCACCTAGTGATGACATTGCCGACTTGATTACCAACAACTTCCTAGACCCAGATGCTCCAGATCCAGCACTATATCCAAAAGGTATGTTGCTGTGGAATCTAAGACGTAGCGGCGGCAACGTTAAGCAATATCGCAACAACTATATTGATACTGCTACAGATAATCCACGCACAAGCCAATCTGGCGGT